GATGGCGTAGGTCATGGCGCCCCCATGAAGCCAAGGAACCGGCGCCACCAAGGACGATGCGGTTCGGTCAGCGTGAAGTGGCCGATGGCCTCGCTGGCGTTGCTCACCGGCTCGTCATGGCTGGCGTCGCGGTAGCGGGAACGGGTTTCGAGGGCGTCGAGGCGGCGAAGAATAGACAGCGTGTTTTTCTCGAAATCAGCATCCAAGCAGAACAACCGTTCGCGCATTTCGCGCTGACAGGCGTCCACTCGAGGTGCCACGATCACATCCACCGTTTCTTCGAGGTAAGCCACCCGCTGCTCCAGCGTCGGCTTCGCAGCCTTGCGCGGCGCGGGTTTGCGGGGTTTCGGTTTGCGCGGGGTCATGCGGCACGCAGTCCTACGCGCTCGATGCGCGTGCTGATGTTGGCGAGGGTCTTGACCGCTTCGATGTACTGGCGCTGCAATGCCGCCCGCTCGTCTTCCGGTTCAATGGGTTGAGGTTCGGCATAGCCGCATTCGCGGGCGATGTACGCCATCGCGGCATGGCACCCGGCCTTTCGGCCTTCGCGCAGAATCCAGAGGATCTGTTCCGGGTCGAATTTCTCCGGCCGATCGGGGTTGAGGCAATTGAGCAACCACGTCCGCGCCTCGTCATGCGACTTCTCCGGGCGCATCGCCTTCCCCACCACCTTCGGCTCACCCAGCGCGCGTACACAGTCACGCAGCGCGTCGTGGATGGATTCGTGAAAGAGTGCTGGCTGTTCCATCTTTCCCCATTCCTGAACGGGTATCGCCCCGTTTTGGAAGTGTTTGGAAGGCCATCCATGGCCCAATAAAAACCCGCGTCGGCACGGAGGCTGGCGCGGGTCAGGCTGCTTTGTGCTTGGCTTGCTTGTTGAACAATTCAGGACGAAGTTCGTAGCGCAACTTCAGAGCGTGTTTCTCGGGAATCGGCGCATCGTCTGGCCACATGGTTACCGCAGTGCGCGAGATGCCGAGCGCGTCCGCAAGGGCCTGGTGGGTGCCGTAGGCGTCGATCGCGGATTGCTTGGAGATGTCCATGGGTGTGCATTGTCAGCATCCTGACAGCATTTGTCAAGCGTTTGACGCGATCCCGTGGCAGGGTTCGCCCATGGACAAGACAATCGCCGAAAACGCCAAATTCGCCCGCATCCGGGCCGGGTTCGACACACCCGAAAAAGCCCGCAAAAAGATCGGCTGTTCCCGCACCCTGCTGCTGGCATGGGAAAAGGACGGCTCAAGCATCCGCGGCAGCAAATACCTGCTAGAGGCGGCTCTCGCGTACCGCGTGCGGCCCGAATGGCTGGCGAAGAATGAAGGTCCGGACGGCTACCCGTGGAACGGGTCGAGAACCCTTCAATCAGTTCCTACGCAGGAGGCTGAGGACGACTCTCCTGACACAGACATTCAGGCTCTGAACACTGTTGTGACGGGCGTTGTACGGGTTCTGGCTGCGACCATACCAACCGTGGGCCGTGCGCTTGAAGATGAGGTTGCGGGCTTTCCGCCTGAACTGCGGGATCAGAGGTTTGTAACGGTGTTACTGAACACGATTCGTCAGCAGAACGCCGAAAATGACCGCGTGGCCGCCACAACAAAGAAACGTAGTCGCACATGATTCCCCCATGCCTGCCTGGTGAGTACAACCCGGCGCAGGCTCACCGGATGCGACAAACAGGGATGCACTGACGGAGCCAACCCGTCTGCAGTAATGTCAACGATTGTGGCGCCGCGTGACCGCCGTCTCGAACGGCCCAATTCCGTAGTTTCCTGAACGCCAGTTAACCGACTGTCAGTAATATGACGTTCAAGCTGTCAGCCTATTGACAGACGCCGTCAACATCCTGACAATAGCTCCCGTCGCAGCAAACGGGAGTCGGGAAATGGAAAAGCAAGCATTCACACCGGGACGGTGGGTAGTCAACCAGAAGTACGCCGATGGTTGCTTTGGCGGTTCGATTGACGACGCCAACGGCAAGACGATCGCGGCGATTCTGCCGACGCAAAAGCGCGACCCAGCCGAACGCAAGGCCAACGCCAGCCTGATCTCCGCCGCGCCGGAGTTGTACGAAGCGCTGATTGCGTGCTCGCGTGAATTGCACCTGATCTGCAATCGCAAACTCACAGCTGGTGAGGAGCACGCGCTGGCCCTTACCAGCGCCGCCCTATCCAAAGCGCAAGGCGGTGCCGCATGACCGCCCGCATCAAGCACTGGACCGTTCGGCGCTCACGTCGCCGGGTCGCGGGCTATTGGGAAATCGTGAACGGTCGCGGCATCGTCGCGATCGTCTACACCACCGAAGCCGATGCGCGGTGCATGGCTGCGGCTCCGAAGTTCCACGCGTACGTCAAGAAACAGGCCAAGCGCGGCGACGCGGAAGCGGTCGCGCTGCTCAACGAATTGGAGGGGAACTGACATGGCACACGCACACAGCAGCGTCTACGCGAAACCCGCGACCGTCAGGATTGAGTGCACCGGCGAAATCAGCATTTGGTGTGGCGATGCTCGCATCTCGATGAGTCCTGAGGAGGCCGTGCAACTCCGCGACGACCTCTCCCGCGCGATCACGGAAGCGGCGACGGCGGCGGCCAAGGCGGTTCAGGCCGAAGGTGCGCCTGCATGAACACGCGCGACCACCACGTCGCCAATCAGGCGCCGGACTGGCGCGCCGAGAAGCCCGGTCACAAGGCCCCGCCGCGTCGTCTGCCCAAGGCGGTGCGCAAGGCACTGCGGGACTACCGGCGCAACGTGATCCCGATGGCACAGGAACCGCGCGATCTGGTGGATTGCTGGCCGTTTCTGGTGTGCGGGCTGGTGGTCGCGGTTGCGATCCTGCTGTGGCAGGCCGGGGTGTTCGCATGAACACCGCCCCCTTCCGAATCTCCGATCTTGGCCCTGCCGACGATCACGACGCCATGGCGTTCGACGCTGCGCGCGATGAAGTGCTCGACGACGAGGATGTGTGCGACGAAATCGCCGCCAAGGTGCGCGCCGAGTTCGATCAGGAAATCAACGAAATCTGCTCGGGTGCCTGGTCGGTCGAAGGTGCGCAAAAGATCGCCGCGCGCATGTGCGCCGCAGCTGAACGTGAAATCGACAAACACGCACGCGACAAGGTTGCCGGTTGGGCCGAGTCGCGGGCACTGGCGAACGTGGAGGACTGATCATGAGCGAGCTTGCCATTGCCATTCCGGGTTTCGACAGCGTGCAGGCGTACGTGCGCCAGGCGCGCGAACTGGCCCTGCGCAATCCCGAGGCCTGGGCCGACGCCCTGCACGACCTCACGCCGGCCGCGGAAAACGACGTGATCTTCGCGGCGATGGATGGCGACGAGTGCACGGCTGGCCGGCGCCTGATGCTGCACCTTCGCAATTCGATCATCGCCACCGCGACGGATAAGGCCAAGGACGCGCTCGCGGAACAGCTTGAGGTGACGCCATGAACGCCATCCAGCGAGACAAGTGTTTTGTGCGGCGCATGGTCCGCGCCGGTTGCGTGGAGTCTGTAGGGATCGTCCGCGCTCGGCGCATGGAATCGACCGAGCCCCCCACGAATGCCCAGCGTGTCAGCGCATGGCGCAAACGTTCGCACGCGCCGGGGTTCGGCGGCTACTACGTGCGGCCGTGGAAGTCCAAGAGCGAACCCATTGCCGATTGTCCCCAACCCGACGGCCGCGAGATCGACCCGCGCGACGTCGTCCAGTCAATGCCAGCCGGCACCGAAAAGCACGACTCCCCTCCCGTGCGGTGGCGGCTGGCGCCCACTCCAAGGAAAACCAATGAACGCACAGTCCCAACAACTCACGAAGAAGGTTCCGGACAACTTCCCGGCGATGCTCGAGCGCTTCAAGGGCGAGATTGCGCGGGCGCTGCCGCGGCATCTGGACGGCGACCGCATGGCACGCATTGCGTTGACCAGCTTTCGCAGCAACCCGCGCCTGTCCAAGTGCGAGCCCCGCAGCGTCTTCGCGTCGATCATCATCGCCTCGCAGCTCGGCCTGGAGCCGGGCGTCATGGGTCAGTGCTACCTGATCCCGTACAAGGACGAGTGCCAGCTCCAGATCGGCTATCAAGGCTTGATCGAATTGGTGCGCCGCAGTGGCAAGGTGACGCGCATCGAAGCGCACGTGGTGCACGCGAACGATGTGTTCGAGTACACCGTGGGGCTCACGACGGCGCTGGTGCACAAGCCTGTTCTGGACGGTGACCCCGGCGATCCGCGCCTGGCGTATGCGGTGGCCGAGTTCGATGGCGGCGGCTTCCACGTCGAGGTGATGACGCGCTCGCAGATCGAAGCCATCCGCGACCGCTCGCAAAACGTGATAAGCGCCAAGAAATACGGAAAGAAAACCCCGTGGGACACCGATCCCGACGAGATGTGGCGCAAGACGCTGATCCGCCGCATCTGCAAGTACCTGCCGAAGTCGGCAGAGCTCGGTACTGCACTTGCGCTCGACAACAGTGCAGATGCCGGCAAGCAGCACGTGAACATCGACGACGCGATCGAGGGAACGTGGGCGCCCGTCCAGGACGACGATGATGCACCTGCCGGCGTGTCGGCGAGCGTAGTGAGCATGCCGCAGGCGAAGGCGCATCCGGCACCGGATATCCCGCAAGCCGCGGCCACCCCCTCCGAGCCGGAAGCAAAACCGGAAGTCTCCCATGTCGGCAAGCCACTGTCGGCATCGCTCCAGCGCATGCTGGATGACCTGTGCAAACACGCCGGCGTCACCAAGGCCGCGCTGGCGGAACGCCACCCTACGGTCGACAGCAGCAACTTCAACGCAATCCGCGAAGAGCTCCAGGGCATGATCGACGCCACCGCCGCGGCCGGGAAGGAATGATCGTGGCGGACGGCCTGCAATTCGACGATGCCCTGCACGAGTACCGGCTGGAAGGCCGGCGCTTGCCGAGCGTGACCGAAGTGCTCGGCCCGATCACCGCGCACGAATACCGCGCCGTCGACCGCGAAACGATGGAGCGCGCCGCGCTACTCGGGAAGTGCGTCCACAAACTGATCGAACTCGACATTGCCGGCACGTTGGACGTGGAAACGCTTGACGATTCGCTGCGCCCTTACCTCGCACAGTGGCGGCAATTCCTCGCTCAGTCCGGCTTTCTGGCGATCCACAGCGAGTGTCGTGTGCATTCGGCCAGGTATGGCTATGCCGGGACGCTCGACCTTGCGGGCACGCTCAACGGCGCGCGCGCGGTCGTCGATGCCAAGCGCACCGCTGCCGTGCCGCGCAGCGCCGGGCCGCAGACCGCCGCGTATCGCGCCGCGCTCGCCGAGCTTTACGACGGCGAGTGGCAAACCGCCGATCGCTATGCCCTGCACCTGACGCCGGAGCGCTGGCGCCTAGTGCCGCAGAAAGACCCGAACGACCTCCGAGTGTTCCTCTCGGCGTTGACGCTGCACAACTACCTGGAGCAATCGAAATGATGGAAGACCTCACCGAATCCCGCGAACTGGCGCAGGCCACGCGCATCGCCAATTCCGCGCACGAGTTGGCGGTGGAATTGCAGATCGACAGCCCGGCCGCGCTCGACATCGCCGGCGACGAGCTGCGCCGCCTGGTGCAGCGAAAGAAGGAAATCGAGGAACTGAGACTGTCCCTGACGCGCCCGATCGACGAGGCGAAGAAGCGGATCATGGATCTGTTCCGCCTCCCGACTGATCGCCTTGCCGAAGCCGAAGGGATGCTGCGCCGGTCGATCGTCATCTACCAATCGGCCGAGCGCGAGAAGGCCGAGAAGACACGGCGCGAAGCGGAGGCCGCTGCGCGCGCTGAACGCGAACGGCTGGAACGGGAGCGCCAGGCAGCGGAAGCCGAGGAACGCAGGATTCGCGAGGAACAGGCGAAGGCCGAGCGGGAACGTCTTGCCGCGATCGAGCGCGAGCGCGGCGCCGGCAACGAAGCCGCGGCCAAGGAAGCCGAGCGCATCGCGCGCGAGCAAGCGGAAGCCGCGGAACGCGCGGCTGCAGAAGCACGGGGCCGCGCCGATGCCGCGCGAACCGAAATCGAGATTGCCGACGTCGCCCCGGTGCTGCCGATGATTGCGCCGGCCAAGACCGACGGTATCAGCGCACGGCAGAACTGGAAGGCAGAGTGCACCGACCTGCAGGCGCTGGTCAGTGCCGCCGCGGCCGCCTCAGCGCGCGGCGACACCACCCTGCTCGGCTACCTCGAACCCAACACCAAAGCGCTCGGGCAGGTTGCCAAGGCGCTCAAGGGCGCTGCGCGCATCCCGGGCGTGCGCATCTTCGCCGAAGAATCCATCGCGGTTCGCCGCGCTGGCTGACCCCTTCCCCACCGCAAGGAAACCGCCCCATGTTTCGCATCGAAAACCAGCAAGTGAAGGTTTGCAATTTCAACATTCGCGCCGAGAAGCACGGCGACGAGAACGTCAAGGCCGGCGACCTCAAGATCGAATGCACGATGCACAGCAGCGTGCTCGATTGCTTCGACAAAGGCATCCGCAAATTGCTGTACCGGAAACCGGCATCTGGCGAGCAGACCGATTTGCCGCTGGGCGATGATGGCCTGACCGCACGCAAGCTGCCGCGCCTGGCGCCGCTGAAATGGGACGAGGACTTTCCGGGTTACGAGTTGTCGATCGTCACCGGCCTCGCCGTCGATGAAGTCCTGAAGCTGGATGACGTGGAGCTTTCGAACTTCGTGTTCGAAGCCATGGACGGCGGCAGCGTCGCGATCACGTTCCGCGCCAGCGCGTATCCCGATGGCCGCACCAGCGGCAAGCTCTGCCAGCTCGTGCAAGAGACCGTCGAAATCACGCTGATTCCGCCGGACGCCGGCGAGTCCACGCAGCAGAAGCTGGCGGCGTGATGCTTGATTCTGGCCACTCGGAGCCCTGCGAGACGCTGGAAGTGCCCCGGCGTCGCGCATCGAAGATGATGCTGCCCGCCGGGCGTACGGCCGAGCTGCGCAACCTGCGCTTCGACGACGACATGGGTTGCTGGACGGTGCGCTGCGGCTGCTGCGGCGAAGACCTGCCGTGCGATGAGGATTTCTATTCGCCCGACGGTCGCCTGCCAGCTTCATGGTGCAAGGCCTGCCGCGCGGAAAAGTTCCGCAATTGGTACAGAATCAAAGGCTCGGCCATGCGCAAGGCGCGGCGGCAGGTGGCCCATGGCTGACGGCGCGTTCACCGCGATTGATCTGTTCGCCGGTGCCGGTGGTTTCAGCACGGGCGCCGTGCAGGCCGGGTGCAAAGTCGTGTGGGCGGCGAACCACTGGGAGGCTGCGGTCAACGCGCACGCGGCGAACCATCCGAACACGCTGCACCTGTGCCAAGACCTGCACCAGGCCGACTGGACGCAGGTTCCAGCGCATGACCTGCTGCTGGCGTCGCCTGCCTGTCAAGGGCACACGCCGGCGCGCGGCAAGGAACGACCGCATCATGACGCCTGTCGGGCCACAGCTTGGGCCGTGGTGTCTGCGCTGGAATGTCATAGGCCGCCGTTCGCGCTGAACGAGAATGTTCCAGCCTTCCTGCGCTGGGCACTCTATCCGGCATGGTGCGCGGCACTGCACGCGCTCGGCTATGCGGTCGCACCGCACGTGATCGACTGCGCCGATTTGGGTGTCCCGCAGAACCGCGTGCGCGTGTTCATTGCACTGACCCGCAGCAAGCATCCCATCGAGCTGCGAATGCCGCGGCAGGAACACGTGCCGGCGTTCAACATCATCGATTTCACCGCCGGCCGCTGGGCCGCGATCAACCGCAAGGGCCGCGCCGCCAACACGCTGGCACGAATCGCCCGCGGGCGCGAACAGCATGGCGAGCGGTTCCTGACTTCGTACTACGGCCAGACGCGCGGCGGTCGGAGCCTGTCGCAACCGATCGGCACCATCACCACACATGACCGCTGGGCCGTGATCGATCGCGATCGCATGCGGATGCTGACCGTCGCGGAAGCCCGGCGCGCCATGACCTTCGCCGATGACTACGTGTTGCCGGCGAACGGTCGCGAGGCCATGCACATGCTCGGCAACGCCGTGCCGCCACTGGCGGCGCAGCGCGTGATCGAAGCTTTGAGGACCGCGGCATGAGCGCGCGCGTTCCGGGTGCGGCGCACGTCGATGCCACGGATTCTGTCGGCGTGACCGACGCATACCGCCAGTTCCTCGAAGCGAAGGTTGCGATTGCGCCCAAGCTCGGCTTCGACGTCGACCCGGCCTCAATGAACCCCGGCTTGCGTCCGCATTGCCGCGTGCTGGTGCCGTGGATGCTGCAGGGCGGCCGGCGCGCGCTGTTCACCGCCTTCGGGCTGCACAAGTCGGCGATGCAGTTGGAAGCAGTGCGGATCGCGTCGGAACATGTCAACGGCCGCGGCCTGATCGTATGCCCGCTCGGCGTGCGCCAGGAGTTCATGCGCGACGCGGTGACGCATCTGCACTGGCCGGAGCCGCCGAAGTTCATCCGCCGGATCGAAGAGGCCGGCGACACCGGCGTGTACCTCACGAATTACGAAACCGTGCGCGACGGCAAGCTCGACCCGCGACTGTTCCAGGCGGCGAGCCTTGACGAAGCATCCGTGTTGCGCGGGTTCGGTGGCACCAAGACCTTTCGCGAGTTCATGGCGCTGTTCGCCGGTGACGATCGCCGCGACAAGTCGCAGCGTAAGGTCGGCGATGGCATCCGGTTCCGGTTCGTCGCGACGGCAACACCTTCGCCGAATGACTACATCGAGCTGCTTGCCTACGCGGCGTTCCTCGGGATCATGGATGTACCCGCGGCCAAGACCCGGTTCTTCAAGCGCAACAGCGAGAAGGCCGACGCGCTGACGCTGCACGCGCACAAGGAAGCCGAGTTCTGGTCGTGGGTTTCGACTTGGGCCGTGTTCCTGCAAACCCCGTCCGACCTTGGGCCCGAGTTCAGCGACGAGGGCTACACACTGCCGCCGCTCGACGTGCGCTGGCATGAAATCCCGAGCCAGTCCGACCCCGGCGCCGAGAAGGATGGGCAGGGACGCATGTTCGCCAATGCCGCGGTGAGCCTTCAGGACGCCGCGCGCGAGAAGCGCGACAGCCTGCCGGCGCGACTGGCCAAGTTCACGGAGATCATCAATGGGTATGACGCGAGAAGAGAAGAATGCTCGTCAGCGCGAGTATTACCAGAAGAATCGTCCGGCAGTCCTGAAACGCCAGAAGGAGCGGGACGATATGAACCGGGAATTACTTCGAGCCAATTCGAGGGCGTATTACGCGGCGAACCGCGAGAAATTGCTCCCGAAGCAGCGAACTCGGAACCGCACGAATTACGCGAAGCATACCGAGACATACGCCAAACGCAGCAAGGCGTGGCAGGACAAGAATCCCGAACGGGCATCAATGCTTTCGAGGGCATGGCAAGCGCGCAATCCGGAGTATCGGGCAATGTATTACAAGGCCAATCGCGAGAAGGCCCGGAAGGACACTCGGAAACGCAAGCTGAAGAGCTACGGGCTGGATCATCAGTCGTATTCAGCGATCTTGAAAAAGCAGGAAGGCCAGTGTCCGATTTGCTTGCGGTTTCTGGCGGAACAAGCCATGCCGTCAGTGGACCACTCGCATGCGACGGGCGTGGTGCGCGGAATCCTGTGCCGGAAGTGCAACGCCGCGCTGGGCCTACTGGAAGACAGTCCAGCAAACCTGGAGCGGGCGCTGGAATACCTGAGCATTCCACGGCTGCACAGTTTCCGCAGATGGTTGTGTGGTGTGACCTCAATGACGAACAGCGCGCCATCGAGCGATGCCTCCGTGCGGCTGGAATAACGTATTCATCGCTGTATGGCGCTCAATCGTTGGAAGAGCGCGAGCAGCTTATTGATGACTGGCGCGCAGGCCGCACCCGCGTGTTTTTGTCGAAAGTCTCAATGTACGGCGCCGGTCTGAACCTGCAGCAAGCCCACTTGATGGTGTTTGTTGGCATCCATCCGAAGTTCCACGGGCTCATTCAGGGCGTCCACCGCGTGCAGCGGTTCGGGCAAACCCAGCCCGTGCGCGTCGACTTCATCTACACCGAAGCCGAGCGCGAAATCAGCCGCAACATCGAGCGCAAGTGGCGCCAGCACGAAACCATGGTGGGGAAAATGACGGACATCATCCGAAAGTTCGGCCTGTCGCATCAGGCCGCGATCCAGCAGCTAGCGCGTTCGCTGGGCGTGGAACGCATCGAGGCCTCGGGCGAGTCCTATCGCTGCATCAACAACGATTGCGTGCTCGAGGCACGCGCGATGGACACCGACAGCGTCGACCTGATCGTGACCAGCATCCCGTTCGGGACGCAGTACGAATACAGCCCAAGCTACAACGACATGGGACACACCGATGATGCGCCGCACTTCTGGGCGCAAATGGATTTCCTGCTCCCGAACCTGTTGCGGGTACTGAAGCCAGGGCGCGTCGCGGCAATCCATGTGAAGGACCGGATCCAGCCCGGCGGCATCAATGGCTTCGGGTTCCAGACCGTCGAGCCATTCTCCGACCAGACCACGGCGGCGTTCACGCGCCACGGCTTCGCGTTCCTCGCACGCAAGACGATCGTCACCGATGTGGTGCGCGAGAACAACCAGACCTACCGGCTCGGATGGACGGAGCAATGCAAGGACGGTTCGCGCATGGGCGCGGGAATGCCGGAATACCTGCTGATCTTCCGCAAGCCGCCGACCGACAGCAGCAACGGCTATGCCGATGTGCCAGTGGTGAAGGACAAGGCCAAATACACGCGGCCGCGCTGGCAATTCGATGCCCACGGGTTCACGCGTTCCAGCGGCGACCGGCTGCTACGCCCGGAAGAGTTGGAAGGCCTCGACCAGGCCGCGATCTTCCAGATGTTCAAGCGGCACAGCCTCGAGAACGTCTATGACTTCCGCCACGACGTGAAGATCGCCGAAGCCGTCGACAAGTCCGGATGGCTGCCGACCACGTTCATGCTGTTGCAGCCGCAGTCCTGGCATCCGGACATTTGGGCCGACGTGGTGCGGATGCGCTCGCTCAACACGATGCAGGGCAGCAAGGGCAAGGAACAGCACTTGTGCCCGCTCCCCTTCGACATCGTTGACCGCTGCATCGAGCAATACAGCATGCCGGGCGAAACGGTACTGGATCCGTTCGGCGGCCTCATGACGGTGCCTTACTGCGCGATCAAGGCCGGGCGCCGCGGCATCGGCATCGAGCTCGCACCCAATTACTTCATGGACGGCGCTGCGTACTGCGCGGCCGCGGAGCGCGAGCAATCGATGCCATCGCTGTTCGACACGATCACCGATCAGGAAAAGGCGGCATGACCCACCGCCCCTGCCAGAGCCGCGGCGGTTTCACCTGGTCCCGCAACCCATCCGCCGGGAAGACGCGCAACCAGCTCGTCTACATGCTGTTCTGGCGTGATGCGCGCGGGAAGCTCTACATGGTCGAACAGGCGTTTCGTCCTGACGAAGATCGCCGATTCATTGCCGGCGAACTGCGCCGGATTCGCAACAACGCGCGCGTGATGCGCAGGGCATTGAGGATCGCGGCGTGATTATTGGCGGACGAGGATTGAGGCGTCCGCTGGAATGCAGAGTTAGGTTGCAACACGAGGAAACCATGATGCACGACGACCCAGCAATAAAAGCACTCGCGGCCCTTGGGCACACCCGACTTGCGAACACGCGGTGCACAGCGCGATATGCCGAAGTACCCAAAGAGGAACGGCCGCCGGGACCGAAAAACGCGCCGGTGTGGTGCTGCCTCCCCGCGGGGCACGAAGGCCCGCACAAGTGCAGCCACGGCGGAATGCATATGCCGTTCGTGATGCGCGCGGAGCAGACCGTTGAGGGCGAGCCGCTACCCGACACTTGCGCGAAGTGCAGGACGCGCTGGCCCTGCCCGGATGCAGCCGCCGTGATCGACGCATTTGCAACCTAACACTTGAGTTGTGCGGCGCGAGCCGCAGGCGAGCGTCCGAACGAACGAA